TAGGGGAGTCGTCTCCCTTGATACGAAGCCCACGCGACTTCAAACCGCCGGGGAGATTCGACAGCGTGCCTGCGTCAACCAGTTGCCGTATCAAGGAAGTTCCAGCACGGGCGTATCCACCAATGATGTGGATCAATCCAAGGCCGTAGAAGCCAAATCCCGGTACGTAATTGTAGTGGACGAAGTGCTGTCGCTTGAGGGTTAGTAAGTCGCCCTCCACGTAGTTTCTACGGATAGCCAGCACCTCGCCACTTCCACGCTCAATGGTGACAACGTAAGGACGAGCGATCTCATCGTCATCATCAATACCCTCAATAAGAAGGTCGGCATGTATCTCGTAAACAGCATAGCGGTCATCATCAGTGAGCGAGTAGCCCCCGTCTTCCGCTTTCTTTCCTTCGATGTCTGTGTGGTAAGGTTCTGGGTCTCCAAGGTCTACATCACGGTAGAATCCTCCAGCCTGCAGCTTCTTCAACTCGTTCTTTGTCTTACGCATTATGTGCGTTACACGCTCTGCAGCCTCAATGTTAGACGCACCATAAGGTACAATCACATCCTCTGCAGAAATATAGATAGCGGCCTGACGTCCTAGATTGGGGTCGTAGTATACCTTCTTAAACGCGGAACCTGCCAAACCAAGGCTGTACAGCATGCGCTCATGCTCTGGACGATACTCTACCATATTCTCGGTAAGCTCGTAGTTCATGTCAGCCTTAACGCGTTCAGCGGCTTCTGTCTTCTCTTGAGTCTCTTGCCCAAGCACCTTGGTCTTTACAGGGCCAGCGGCAGGCATAGTTTCACTCATAGTCTCGGCTTGGAACCGAATAGCTGCTTCGGCTAGTACAGTTGAATTAACACCACAAGCACCATCCCACGGGTCTGTACGCTCCTCATACTTGAAACCCAGAACGTCCAGACCTTTTACAAACGTGTCCGCCCAGTCTTTGCGTCCTTCTATGTCGGTGTTTACCTGCCCAACAAGATCACTTGATAAAGTCTCAAGATCATCGTCTTCCATCAACTCGGCAAGGTTTGCACCAAACTCGGAAAAGTCCACCTCATTACCGGGAACTATAGTGATCTCCATGCTGCCATCTGATAAAGTAACAGACTCAGGGTCAACAATCTCAATCTCCATTTCGGGGACTTCCATCTCCTCCATGTCAGTGATGCTGTCCTCTAACCCCTGCGGAGCTGCATATACACTTTTTTCAATAGCCATGTGTCACCTTCAATAATACCCGCCTCGGCGCTGTTTAAAATACTGTTGTTCTTCTGGTTCATCGCTAGGTAGCCGTATAAAGCCGCCCTGTCTAAAGCGCATCAAAGCCATCACCGTTGAGTCTACAAGGTCATCATTACTCATAAATGGAAATCCTGCAATCTCTTCAACCACTTCTTCTGCCCACCTTGTCTGTGGAACCCAGCAAAGCCCAGATGCCACAATGTCTGCAACGGAATTGAGTCTGGCTAACTTATCACCTGACCCTCTATGTGGTGTGTACTCAGACACTGGTAGACCCATACGCCGCATCTCTTGATACAAGGCTACACCAGAGCTTTTCTTCTCCACAATGAACGAGTCCGGTTCCCAGTCTTGATACTCTTCCATCGCAAGTTGTTTAAGTTCTGGGAACTCCATACGCTGTTTTATGCTATTTAACAATATAATATTGTACGCGCTAGTCTCTTCGTTCAAGAATACACCCCATGTGGTAAGTGCTGTAAAGTCTGCACGGTTGTGTTTCTCGGCTGCGGCATCAAGTGACATGATAACATATTCACAGGACGGAGGTGTTTCTGGGGTCCACTCGTTCCACCACTCACGTTTGACTAACGCGGCCTCTTCTGTGGTTGGCTGCTGCTGATACTGCGAGTTCCACTGGAACACAGGCATAGAGGCTTTGGTACGCAGTAGTGCTTCTAGGTCAAAGAACTCAGGCCATAACGGCTTTTGAGTTGTCTTTTTTGTTTTCTTGTTAACCACGTCTAGTATAGCAGGGAACTCAACCACCTCATACTGGTCTGCACGTTCGTTCTTGCCCATGTCACGTACCACACGGCCTGTGAGGTCATCTAGGTGCCAACGTGTCTGTATGATAGCCACACGTCCTCCCGGCATAAGACGGGTCCGAGCGCCGAAGGTGAACCACTCATACGCCTTCTCAAAGACACTAAAGTTTCCATTAATCACATCTTGTTCAGAATGAGGATCATCAACAAGCAACAAATCAGCGCCACGCCCAGCAAGAGCAGAACCAATTCCACAAGCATAATACTCTCCCCCTACATGTGTGTTCCACCGACCTGCTGATTTGCTGTCTTGTGCGAGCTTAACTGTGGGAAATATAGCACTATAGGCTTCTAATGCGATAAGATTACGTACTTTACGTCCAAAATCTACCGCTAGGTCTGTGGTGTGAGACACCATCATAACCTTTTTGTCTGGATTTCTGCCTAAGAACCATGCTGGAAAGAAGATAGACACAAGCTGTGACTTACCATGACGTGGAGGTATATTGACGCAAATACGATCTTTATCCCCCTTTTCAATGCCCATGAGCAGGTCTGCAAGGATGCGGTGGTGCTTGCCTACGATAAACTCAGGCATCATAAGTTTGCAAAACTCAATTAAATCATCATATGCACGCTTGTTTGTGGACCTTGTGGAGAGTTCATCAACCATACGGTCAATCTCTCCCACTTCTTCGGCACTAAAAGAGTCAAGATTAGCGAGCATGACCTCAATATCGTCTTCGCTAAAGTCAAATCCTTCAGTCATCATCGTCAAACCCGAACTCTTCGTCTGTATTTATCGTTTGTGCCTCTAAAATCGTAGCATCTTCTACTTCTGGCTCTGGATTTACCAGTTTTGCGAGCTTGCTGCGGAGTTTTTCTTTGAGATCATCAGTAGTTTGGTGCGTAATTGTCACTTCTGACTTCTCAGTGAACAGTCCTACGTCTGAAATCTTACCCATAAGCTCTATAGCACGCATTCTTACACGTGGATCAGGGTTCTCAGACTCTATGATGAGTTTGTTTGTTACCAAATTGCGCAGTTGTTTGGAAGATTCTACCACAGAGTGGTTAAATTCCTCTATTATAGCCCCTGCCATCTTAACAGATGGAGGTGTGAGCTTCGCTGCGCGTTTGTTTGTGACCTTTCGAGACGTTTTATCGGGTGCCTGTGCGTATGAAGTAGCCAAAATAGCTGCAACTTCCTTGTCATCCTCGTCTGGAGTGGTGTCTAACCCGTGTTTTTCTAATTCTTCTACTGTGTTAGCCAGTGCAGAGGTGCGTTCGGGCAAAGGAATCTGCTTCGCCTCGTCCTCTAAAGGTACACCTAGTTCGGGTATTACGTTCAATGTCATATCTTTTCGCAGGTTATTAACCGTGTAACGTAATAATAGGTTACAAAAAATTTTTTGGCAAGGGTTTCTAAAAAGGGGTGGGGGGTTTTCAAAAAATAGCAATTTATTTGGCTGGATTAGTAATAATAGTATATATACGGAGTCCCGATACCAGTCGCGGGGGGTGGGGATAGGGTGCCCCTAACTAATACCCGTTTTTCGGGCATCTGCCCGAATTGTAAACGATGCCATATGATAACATCTAATTACTTTTAGTGGGTAAACCCATTGCATAACACGTTATGGCATGGCATAAATAGTTATCGGGACAGCAAGGCATTGGGTCGAGCGCCGATTATGTGGAGTAAATACTATGACTACTATGACAAAATTGACTGAGAGACTAGCGACTATTGGCGCGAAGCATGGCGTTGAAGGCCTTGACCTAACCGAGGTTGGAGCAATGGATACTATCCATAAGGCCGAGGGTACACTTGGTTCAACATATGCTTACATGGTGTCCACTGGCATACTGCCAACGGATTACTTATCCGCTAAGAATAAAGAGAGTACAGCGTCGGTTGAGCAATACACTGCACGCGGCGAAGCGGCAGGCATGATATGTTACACCAAGGCCGAACGTGCGGAGTTGGCAACCAAATTGCCAAAGGACGCTACAGCGGATCAGAAAGCGGCACGTAAGGTGTTACAAGATCGACGCACCGAATTGCTCAAGACTATCCGTCGCGGACTAACTACCGCGCATAAGAATGCGTTCCCAGATGAATACAAGTCTGGCGGCGCGAATGAACCAAAAACTGCGATTGAAGATCTTGGCGCGTTAATGGAAAAGGCAATCAAATTACTGCAAGGTGACAAGCCATTCCCTGATACGTTCGCACACGACGACGCGGTAGCGGTTATCAAGGGTTTCCAGAAAACATTCTGCTAACACCTTACCACATGGGGCCAGCCTTCGGGTTGGCCCTTTTTTTGTGCCTTTTTTCGGGCACCTGCCCGAAATTATTTCGATACCAGTAAGATATTAGCGGTACGCATTGCGTGTTGCGTTACACCACGGATCATGTTAGTTAGATATTACATTGCACCACAATGCCCTACTAGGCCCACTTCGGTGGGTCTTTTTTTATTCGGGCATCTGCCCGAAAGTTCTGATACCAGTAGATGGAGTAGCTCCACGCATAACACGGGTTGGTACGTTACACACAGTGTAGCCCATAAGATGTCACCAGATTGTACTTCGGGCAACTGCCCGAAAGATGCGATACCAGTAGATGGAGTAGCTCCACGCGTCTAAGGCATTGAAAACAAAAGAAAGTACCGTTTGTACCGTTCGTGTACCGTCTAAAAAGCGGCATAAGTTATTGAAAGTAAAAGAAAGTACCGTTTGTACCACTTTTTTAAGTATATATATCTTTCTTTTATTGAAGGGTCTAAGAGAGGGTCTTCGGGCTAAAATCCCTTTTATAAATCTATATGTATCATAGTGGTACAAACGGGACTTAGCTACTTGGCTTTATTATCAAGCACTTACAGACACCCACAACGTCACAGAACGTCACAAAGCATTACAAGTCACAATACACCACCATACCCCAAAACTTGACATTCCCTTACCTATATGGTAAGATGTTATATGGTCGGTAGACTAGGTGCAGGTATTTAAAAGCCACGTCCACCATCTAACCTTAACTTAACTTTCGGGCATCTGCCCGAATAACTGGAGAGACACTATGTATTATTTGTTACAACACAACGGCAAGAAAATACCATGTAAGACTTGGAAGGACATACGAGAAAACCTGACAGGGTATGTAAGCCCCAAAGAGTTTGCAAGTGCGCAAGACACAATGAGTGACGCCTCGAGTGGTGTGTGGTGTTTTGTTTATGGGTTCCATGTTGATCGTCTTTATAAGGAATATCACAAGTGTGGAGCAGTGGCATGAACGAGACAGTAACAGTCCAAGGGTTTGCTTGGAACTCAAATACACGTACGTATTCCGACAAGATTACATACGAGGCACGTAACTGTGTTGACGCTCAGAACTGGATAGACCGCAAGTCAATGCAACTCGACAATCTGATGATACTACAAGACAACACCAAATTCCTTATGCAACAGATGATAACCGCAGGATCTACCCAATGAGTGGCGGCACGTGTGAATGTGTTGGTTGCGGCGAGGATTATAGTGTCCGTCGTAGACAGCTTGGGTACAACTTCTGCCTAGACTGTGGTGACTACAAAGCCACTGAGGAAAGACTTGGGTGGTGCATAGCTCCACTGCCCAAACAAGGGTATACATTAATATCGCGCAAGGAAGACTTGCTACACCTTAACCAGAAAACACGTTAACACACAGGAGGACACAAAAACTCACAACTTGACATTACTCGCTACTTGTGATACATTATAGGTAGTGGGTAAACCTACTTCAAAATTAACTTACCTTTCGGGCAGATGCCCGAATATCAAACGGAGGACTAAAACTATGAATGATCTACAACAAGAAAAAGAGGCGATAGTGTACGCATTGCAACACGCGCCAGATGAGGTTCTTGAGATTGCACCAAGCATATCATCATCAGCAATGATCGTTGACTTCAACGCTAGCGTGTACACTGCACGTAAGAAAGACCACAAAGCGTCCGAGGAAGTGAACTACGCAAACAGCGCTGACAAGGGTATCGCCAATGTGTCTAAGAACTTACTAGGTAACTGTGCCGAGCTACAAGCAATACAGAAGTTTGTTGGTAATCTGCGCAACCTACACTACAGCATGACTTTGCCGTGGTCAGACAACGGGTCACGCCTGATAACCACAGCGGCGTTCTTCAAATACAATGACGATATGACAAGGCTCATCGACGAGGGTTGGGACTTGGTGAGAGCGTTTGGTGACGTGTACGAGTGGAAGATCATGGACGCGCAAGCCACCAACGGCAGTCTTTGGAACCGCGACGAGTACCTAACAAAAGATGCAGTGATGCAGAAGTTTTCGTTCCGTCTGAACTACACACCACTACCCGAAGCAGGTGACTTCCGTATCGACATTGGCAACGAGGCTATGACACAGATCAAGTCCAAGTATACCGCCCACTACACAACCCAGATCGAGGGCGCGATGAATGATCTGTGGCACAGGTTATATGACAACCTGACTACGCTTGCTCGACAGCTTGACGTCAATGAAGAGGGTAAGGGTAACCGCTTGTATGACAGTGTGTTTGAACAGGCACTGAACCTGACCGAGATGTTGGGTACGTGTAACGTGACACAGGATACCCAGATGGAAGCGATGCGCCGTCGGTTGGAAGATGTGTTGCATGGGACAAACCTTGAGCAGATCAAGAACTCACCCACGTTCCGCGAGGAGACGCGCACTAAACTCACAGCGGCAATCGCCGCACTACCAAGTCTGGATATGTGAGGAAGCATGAATTTTTATAGGTTGATCGGAGGATTTAAAACTCATGCCGAAGCTACCGACTACGCCGCAAGATTGCCAAAAGAAGCATGGGCGAGAGTTGTGCCTTATATGGTTGGCAAAGACCAACACCTTTTCGCGGTTGATGTAGACCGTTTTTATACAGGAGGAAGGATATGAAGGATTTTCTCAAAGACCTAATCGGTGTGCTGTGTATATTTGGCACACTGGTTATCTATTTTTTCATCGTCCACGGTTTTGGACATTAA